ATGGGTGTGTGACATTCACAACACCTAAACTTGTGCTGGCTACCTGAACATATGTGGCAGTTGAAACTACACCTTTGGGGAAAAATCCAATTACTTGACTATCAGTGAAGTTCGGTTCGCCGTCTCTGGTATATGATATTGTATCAACTATAACGGTTTGATAGTCTAAAAGAAATGTCCAACCATTGATTGAACCATTGAAGTTATAGGTGTAAGTTTTTTGAGTTGATGGAAATGAACCTTCAACTTTCAAATCGTCTGGACCGCCTAAAAATTGGCCCAGTGTAAGTATCCCCGCCATTTTTTTCTCCCATAAGTGGTAAAATTGTCCTACTGAGGTCTGACAAAGTTTTTTTGGCTGTGTTAGATTTATTTACCGAAGAAGCCAAAAAACTCGCCAATATACCCGTTTTTAACTTGATCCGCCTGAGATCTTATTGACACTTAATATCACACCCGGTATTCTGGGATATACGGGTGCTACTGTGCTGGATGATATTGTGGCAATTGAAATAGCAGCATCACTGGCAGACCAGAAAAGTTCAATATAATCATCTTTGGCCAAATTCAATATAATAGGCACAGTCATTACCGCAGTTCCATCTAATGAACCGTGTCTGGCTGGGACTGTGACCGCAGTAGCCGAATCTTGTAGATCTGCACCATTACGGCGATACCATAATATGGCTCTATGAGCATTATTGTCTGTATTTTCAAATACTGCCGAAAATTGTGTAAGATAGGTGCCTGTGGTGCGAACATTGATATGACTGCTTGTGCTTAGATCCACTCCATTCGCGATATCAGTGACATCAAAAGTTATAGCAGCAACATCAGTGGCTGTGTTTATATTGATACTACCTGTGGTAATAAATTGACCATAGACAGCAGGTGATCCCAAATCAACCCATTTTGTGCCATTATAGAATGCTGGATATTTGGTGCTTTGGTTAGTGCCAGCAGGATCCCAACTGGCAGCATCTGCTACTGCCAAAGTTCCTGTAGTATAGGTAGTGGGAATAGCAGTCAATGGTGTAAATGTGATCTTACTTGATACCGTGGCTGTGGTCATTGACCAATTTTGGCTTGAACCAGTTGTATTAGTTAAATTAGTTGCTGTTAAATCTGTGATTGTTGCTGTTGAACTAATCAATGTCGTGGCAGTTAAGGTTGTGACTACTTCATTGGCCACGGATAATTGATTAAGTGAGGCGTTATATGTGATATCATTATCGCCAAAGACATTATCGTAATCATTAAGAGGTTGAGCAAATAAAACATTGTAGGTTCCTGTTGTGGCCGCACTGACAAATATTTGATCAGCAAAGGTAGCAGTATTGATTGTGCCATCATTGGCACCTGCTGGTCTAGGGTTCCAAGTAAATGCTGTGCTGGCGGCACTTAGAGCACTGGTTCTGCCTGCTGCTACGGTTCTGGCTTTCAAATACCAAGTGCCGGGTTTCAATGTGGTAATAACATCAGTGATGGTTTGATTGGCCACATACTCACCATCGACCGCACGCTCATTTTCAAGGAATACATAACCACTGGCCGATGAACTTGAATAGAACCATTCAATACTGGTCACTGGTTGGCTGGTAGCATCAATAGTAGAAGCAATAGTAAAATTGGGCACATTAGCAGTTTCATTTACATTTGATATTACAGGGGCCGAAGGTGCCGGCAGACTTGATCCTCCGAAACTGGGGATACCTGAACCATCTGTGGGCACATATTGGCTGAGAGTTTGATCATCATACACCGTGGCTTCATATTCTAATGCTGTTATTTCAGCGTACAACTGGCTTTCTGTATCTTCAATCTCTCTGGTTCTTGTGACTCTAAATAACTTTTCATTGAACCCATAGATAGCATTTGTGACCTTAATAACATCACCAACATCGACCTGAAGAGCACTATAATCTGCTCTAAATGTTATAATTAGATCAACTCGACTCTGTTTAAGTTCAATATTACCAATACGGGCTGCGTGTATGGCATTATTGACCATATCAACCTTCATACTCAATTCATTATCAGGTTCATTGTCATTGCGTAATCCTGCGATGGTAGCAGTTGAGTAATAGTCAATTTGATCTTCAATATCCTTATTGGGGAATTCAACTTCTACACTATTGAAAAGATCTTCCAATGCTGTGGCTGTAATCTGTATATCGCCAATAATATTATCATCATTGAATATAAAGGCATTGGTCAATTCATTTGCGGTAGCAGCACGATTTACAATTACTCGCCATTGTCCCAATGAGTGATCAAATGTGGTCCAACTGGAACTGGCAATATTGATCTTTTCTAAATTGACCTTTTGACTATCACCTGTGGATAATACCCCATTGATTTCATAACGAACCTGTGTGCTGGCTGAACCATCACTGTTAAATTGATTCGCGGGTATTTGATTGGATATTGAGTAAAGACTTAGAGTATTAGCAGTGTCAATACTGGTTGAGGTATTGACCAAACTGGGTGCGATATTGGCACCATATGTCGAATTGGTAATATAATCATACCAAACTAAACCTGGATTTTTCAGTGTATTTGAGATCTCAAAAGTGGTAGGTGCCAAAGCAGTGACACCATTTTCCTGACTATAGGTCAATTGAACCACAGCGAATACAAGATTGTTCAATAGGTATGTGGGATGAAGAGTTTCACCAATAAAGTCTCGAGCATTAGTAGCATTGTTAGTGGGGAATATTTGATTGCTTGAATCAGTGCCACCTGAATATACACGAATCTTGATAAAACCGTCTAATTTTATATTTTCAACTACAGCAAGGGTATCTGGATCAATACGGCCATAATTTTCTAATCCCTTTAGCACAATATGGCTATCTGAACCTGACTTGAATACTAATTTTTGATCGTTCCAATAGATATTTTCGCAGGTGAATGTTCCTGTTGCGGTCTTTTCACTTAAGATCAGCACATAGGTCATAACTTGACGATCCGCACTCAATCTGGCATCAGTGATTATACCCTGTTGGAATACTCGACCATATATGACGGGGATTTTATTATTTGTAGCGGGGGGTATTTGAACACGCACACCAGTATCTTGACTGGCACTACCTCGAGCACCTCCTCCCGCACTGGGCAACAAGATACGAGCAGTAATAATGGCCAAACCTGTGGCTATGACCGATACCGCAAATGCTGCGGCTGTGCCAGCAACAACGGCACCTCCAATAAAGGAACTGACAATCGCTGTGGCTGCTGCGGTAAAGATAGGCATTGCTTATTCTCCAATCATATATGTTGCTTCTATAAATCTAAATCCACGACGCTCATAATCAAACGGGGGACTGGTGGCCAATCGACTAACGGTATAACCTGTGATCTGACGGCGTATCTTTAGATCCTCACATCGGTCAATATATGTGCTCCAAAGACGACCACCAACACTACTGCCTCGATATTGGGGTCTAACCCACCAAGCCAATTCACGCATTCTTATGATCTTGCGAATCCAAAGATCACTTTCTCTCAAGGCCAATATCATACCTGCGATCTCACCATCACTCTGTGCGACTAAACTGGCACCACTATATTCACATCTCAATAGAATCTGATCAAAATGAGCGAAATCATATTCTGGTTGATCCAATGTCTTGATCGCAGTCTCGAGACCAAAGTCAATCAACATTGATCTTATCTCTGGATAATCGGCTCGTTGTAAAGGTCTGATACGCATTATACACCGCCTGAAAGAGCCATATCATTACCGCCTCCACCACCATCACTACTACCGGCCGAGGTTGCTGCTGGGGCTACTGGTTTGCCAAAGTCAAATGCGGTATTTGCTATGGCCTTGACTCTATACATACCAAAATCAGTAGCAGTTGAAAAACTATCAGTATTGGTTCTTCGACCTGAATATTGACGCTCCAATAAGGCATTGTTGCTTGAACATTGTAATGCTATAGTATTGGTCATAACCTTACCATCAACATCCCAATTTTCTGATATTGAATAATTGCTGACATAGCCTTGAAATCTTAAGAATACATTTGAAGTCACAAGGTAATGATCCTCGGTATTGAAAAAGGCTCGATAGATCTTGATCAAACTGCCTTTTATATTGCTGTTCAATACAATATCCATATAACTGGGCTCACCTGTGACATCACTGGGGATACCACTTAGACTCACGGTTAAGGAATTATTGGTAGCACGAAGATCTTCTTGTATCTCACTCAAACCCAATAAATGGCCTAATTGTGTATATTGATTACCATTCCAAGTCACTGAGTTATATGAATTAGCAATTCTATATGTGGTGCCATTTACGGTCAGGTCTATCAAAAGACCGTGAAGAATATGTGTGCCTTGAACTGCGGTTATGCTGGTGGTCATATTATTTTCTCGATCATTTCA